TGCTTGAGTTCTGTTTCCCATTCATCAGGAGTGATGATCTCTTTGAGAATCAATTGTTTCCTGAGTAGGTCAGAGAAAAGCGCAGAGAATCTGGTTCTAAGTCTTTGAACAAACTTGAAGAACTTGATTTCTTCTCTGTTAATTTCTGTGGATCTTCCTGTGTTGAATGTTGCAGCATCATCCAGACGAGCCACAGGGACGTGCAAAGATCGATATAGTTTGCGTTGGAAGTACTGAACGTCGGTGAGTTCACCAAGATTCATACCACCAGGAAGTGTTCCGATTTCTGTTCCACGCCCACCTTCACGACGAGGAAGCCAGAAGTCTTCGGTCATTGTCTGGGTCTTCTTGTCGTCTCTGACTTCACCAGTCTCGGAATCATATACAATCTTATTACGATATTTGTTCATAATATCGTTTACATATTGTTCGGCCTTGACCTTGGGTAGATTACCAACGTCAATGTAGAAGATTCTGCGTTCTGGTGCTCGGGATAGACGATAGATAACAGTAGCATCTTCGAGCATTCTTAGTTGATTCAGTGGCTTGATTGCCTTGTGAAGATAAGAAAGCACAACAATATTATTCTTATCATCCACAAGACCTGATGTTACCGAAGCCACCGAATCCACCGGGAGTTTTAGATTCTGGTGCTCATTGTATACATAGAACTCGGTGATATCAGAGATAACTTCCACACCACGAGGATTCTTTTCTCTGTTTACTTCCTTGATCCTTTTGACCCTACGAGGATCCATATAGGATAACTGTTGAATACCATCTTTGGGACTATTGGTATCAATGGCAATATAGTAATAGATTCTACCATCGACATACCATCTCCTGAAAATTTCGTATGAGTTCTTATCGAAATTTAGCAGAGACAGGATGGTGGTAAATTCCTCTCTGATAGAATCTTTGATATCGTCCGAATACTTTACCTTCTGAAGATCAAGTGAGACAGGAGATTCCTGGCCATCAGTAGAGATAGCTTCGTTTACGATTTCGTCTATAGCAGATTCAACTTCGGCCTGAAGTCCGATTTCTCGATACTTGTTAATCAGCAGGTTCTCGTTTGTTGTAGAGAATTCCAAAGAGTAAGAAGTGCCAAAATACCCACCAGAAGATACTACGGAACCTTCGGTGTCAAGCGGAGGAACGATTGAGTTGATACTCTTTCGCTCCTCTTCCTTGAGTTCCTTTTCAGTACGAACAATTTTGAATCCAAAAAAATCTAACATTATATGGTATTATCCTTTTTGTTTGTTACTGATCGTCAGTGTTATCGTTAGTCCACCAGTCATAATGCCAGGTAACGGGGAACTCTTCAATAGTATCGGTGGTATTCCAGTCAACATCAATTGCAGCAATTTCGGCTGGCCAGATATTTTCAATATAATAAGTTTTAATTCCAGCACCCTCTTTACTATATTGGGTCACTCTAGCACTAGCACTTTTATAGATAGTATCTGTTCTCACATTACCAACATGAGAATTAATTCCAGACATCCAAGTTTCTAATTGATCACGAACCCCGAAATCTTCAAGATTGATGATAGTAGTTGTCCAATCAGCAAAGGTGCGATCACCCGCAACCTTAATCTTTCTACCAAAGTAAGGGACTTCAATCATACCAATAGTAGATGCAGGTAGAGAAGCCGCTTTACAAGTAAATTCTAAATTAGGAATAGTTCCATCAGCCCAACTGATAACAACATCAAATAGGGTATTTCTTGCTCCTTCACTTACCTTCTCTAGAGCAGACTTAAAATTGTTTACATTAAATGGCATATTTTTTATCCTCTTTTATTTATTCTAAGATTTTGAAAGGGGAGAAATTAATCTCCCCTCGTATTAGAATTGACCGACTACTGTCTTGAAGTCAACGCCAGTAGCAACGGCGACGAAGTTCAACTGAATGTAATTGATTGAACGAGCTGGCTTGATGTAGATATCGCCAACGAACTGATTCGCATCAATTACTTGAGGAGTGTTATTTGTGGTGTCACAAACAACCTTGAAGTCTGTAATGCCATTCCGACCCTTGACTGTTCTCAGGAACGGTTCTACAAGACCAACAAACTGGGCACGAGTAGAAGCATTATTGAGTTCGAAGAGGGAGAACTTGGCAGCAGCCGAGATAGACTTTTCCAGAGTAATGAACAAACGACGAACATTGATTCTATCAAAGGCCGAAGGACGAGCCAGAGCAGTCTTGTCACCGAATAGCACAGTACCCAGACCAGGCTGAGAAATAACCGGATTGATACCCACAGAATAGAGACTATCCCGATTTGCTTGAGTCGGATTCCAAGCCAGCTTAATTACGTTCTTGATAACACCACGATTGTAACCAGCAGGAGAATACCAAGGATCATTTGTTTGGTCGGTACGAGCACAAAGACCAGCAATGTCGCCATTAAGAGGAATCCAGCGGAAAACATCATTATACTTATCGTACTGATACTTCCAGTTAGAATCCATAAAGGCATAGGATGAATTCGGATTAACTGTGGTTGTCATATAGGTGACAAGAGCAGTAGATACCGCAGAATCCCCACCAGAGTTATTGACGACATCAGCCTGAAGTGGTGAGAAGAATACTACACAATCCTTACGAGAATTGGCAATACCAACTAGAGCACTTACAGTAGCCTGAGGTTCTCGACCAGCCATCAATAGATCCACAGTCACAGTATCTGAGTTGAACAGATTATAACCATTATTATTATTGATTACTGAAGTTGAATAATCATCCTGACCACCAGAAAGAGACGCAGCAGTTTCTGTATCAGCCGCCCAAGTGGTAGCAATCTGACGGAATTTTGCAGTAGATACAAAGCCGCTAGTTGCAGTTCCCCAAGCAGTATTTGTGGTGTCAGCAGTAGTTGGAGCAGCATTCCACCAGATATACTTGGACTGGTTATTGATCACATTGGCATAGTAATTGGTTGTTCCAGAATCACTGATCGCATCAGAGAACTTAGAAAGGAACTGATACTTTTCAAGAACTATACCAGCAGTACCTGAGATAGCACCATTGTCATCAACAACTAGAATATGAACTTCATCAAGAGCACCCGTCGCACCCTTGGATGTTGCGAAGGTAGAGGTGGAAGGAGCAGTTGCGAAATAAGATTTAATTGTTGAGGAACCCCCAGAAATTACTCCAGTAGCACCAGCATAGTTGCCAGCATCAACAGTATATACACTCAGGCCATCACCTAGAATACCAGGGTACTTGGCGATCCAGGGACCAGCACCAGAGTAAGGAGAGTTCGCAAGATACGCTGTCTGATTCTTAACGAGTGCGGTGGTAACGCCAGAGTTGACGATTGAGTTAGCACCAGTCTGAACGAAGGTAATTCCTGTAGAACCAATAGCACCAGTCGCACCAGCGGATAGAGTAAATCCGGTGGAACCAGCAATTGCAGTGATTCTTGCATTGTTTGGCATTGCAGGACCATATACGGGCATACCGACTGCAATACCAGTCGCACCAGTAAGTCCAAAATTGGTTGCAGTAGCACCAGTCGCACCGATGGTTCCAGTGAACTTCAACTGACTTACTACACGAACGTTGGTAAGATTGTTGGCATAGGAAAGGAAGTTAGCAGCAGTGAAGAAATCCCCTGCATTAGAAGTGCTCGGTTTACCAAACTGATTGACCAGATCTACTTCTGAAATTACTGTTGTTAATTGATCAGCCGGACCCCATGCGAAGTGACCAGCAAACCCACCTACTGATGTCGATACTCCAGGGACGGCTGTAGTGAGATTGAACTCACTGACATTTACGCCTGGGCTTGTTAGAATTGCCATATTGTTTCTCCTTGATATACTGTGGTATGTACCTTGTTTACTTTAAGTATTTATAAAAATCGAATCTTCTAACCCAGCAGCCATCTCATGTCTTCAACTTGTTCCTGAGTCATGGGACTCTCATCCCTAAAAATTTGACCATACTCTGTTTGGGTATCTCCATCATCCACATTAATCATACCCGAATTAGCATTTTTCATTTCCTTGAAATATGATTGAGTGGACATCCAAGCAAACATAACAAGATTCATAACCAGATCATCATGGATTCCAGTATCTGCCGAGTA